ACAATACTTTTTATATACTGGGTTCGTGAGTCCCATATTACATAAGCCCCAATTCTTGGAACCATCCGAACAATACGATGGAGGACAACGATTCATCATCTCTCCACAAGGTACATTCTTACACGATTTATATACTTTACACGTTTTTCTTTTCTTTGACGGCATCTATACTATATATAGATTTTTTATTCCGCAATTTTCCATTTATACCCAATATGTATTTCATTATTATCGGATACTTTTTTCAGTGTCGTATGAGACATTTGAAACTTTAATGTCACATCTGTAATTGAGCCGAAACGTTTTATTTCTTTATTCGTAATAGGGTCTATCTGTATAACAAATCTACTATTCTTTTTTACAAATCTTTCTGGTAAAGAGTTTTTCGATAAATATTCATATTGCATTTCCTGACAACATTTATCAAATAGATTCCAATAATGTCCTGATGACATTGAACCGTTTTTTATGGCTCTTGATATCGTCGAGAACCCCGCTAAATTACGTGATTGTGCGGCATCTCGTTGTGATGCAAATACTTCCATTATCTTCGTTTGTTTTACATCTATCATTGCAATATATTCGATAGATTTATTACTTGATAATACCGTAGGTTGTGGTTTGGGTATTTCCGCTATATCTCGGTCTTGTAAAACCCATCGATAATTTTTATATATTGTATTTGCCTTGGATGCTTCCCTTAATCCAGTGTGTGATGTTCCTTCGAAATTACGAATAACATCTATTACACTATCGTATATAGTTACCAATTCGAATGTATCTTTATCAAATTGGAAGACTTTTGGAGAACGTGAATGTATTCGTCGTTTAACAAATGTATTTTTTAAGACCTCTATTTCGTTATGTACTTCTACTTGTTTTTCTTCGATTGGTTCTGTTTTGATTTTTTCGGTGATTTCGGATAATTTATTTATCATTTCGGAGTCGTTTTCTTGACTCTTCATATCCAATTCTTTTTTTCGTATTTCTGCTTCTATTTGTTTTGTTTTTTCTTGGGTTTCTTTTGTTTTTACTTCTATTTCTTTTGTTTTCACTTCCGATTCCTTTATTTCCATTTCTTTTAGTTTAATTTGAAGTTCTATCATTTCTTTCGGGTTCATATCTCGTGAATTCATTTTTGTTATTTCTTCGTTTATCAAACATAATACACTTTTGTATTCTTCATCATTTACAATAAATGTTTCCTTTGTAATGATACCATTTAATTTTGTAATAGGGTAATATAATGTTCTAATACTTTCATTCGAATGAATTGCATTTTCTAATTTGATATGATGATAATTTTCAAATACATCTAATACCAGTGGTATAACACCATAAGTATTAGAGATATTCGTCATTCTTTCTTTTATATTTTGTGTTGAGCCTATTTTTATTACAAATTTATGATTATTTTCATCTTTTAATTTACATATATATACCACGTTTTTTTGATGATATAATTGTAACAATTTATTATGTATTTCTATTTTTGCATTTTGCTGAATTAATTTTGAATCTATTTCGAATTGTTGTTTTAGTTTGTATTCTCCAGTTAAACGTATTTCCTTTAACACTTGTATCATCCATAATTGAAACTTTTCAGCAATCGGTTTATTCGACCTAGCGAGTAATCTATATAATCCAGCCTCGGTTAAAAATGTTGTTTTTTGTATTCCACCAAGTGTGTAACTTTCGGTGACTACCTTTAAATTATTATCATAATTAGCTAACACTTTTCTTATATTTACCATTCCTAACATATTACCAATTTGATTAGCTTGGAAAAGAGGGTTTTCGATAGTACCTTGAATGTTTATGGGGTATTGTTCGTCACATAACGAGAAAGCTTTTAGTATGTCCATACTATACATTATTAGGATAGTTTATTTTCATAAAACCAACGAATAAAGTTCTCTTAAATGTTTCCCATAAAGAATTTTGTCTAAATTAAATAATTTCATATAAAACTATAAATGACTGACATTTTGCTAAATATTTTATATGAAAAAATCCCAAAATCCGCCCTCTACATTCTATTCAAAAATCGATAATTAAATGGAATTAAATTTCACTCCTTTTTATGATATTTATAAAAAATTAAAACGAATTTATTTCTAATTAAATGTAGGTAAAACTGCTGTATTTTTCTATTTTTTTAATTTATTTAGGAAAATCACAAAATTATTTTCTTTGAGAAGTATATATAAACCGCTAAGATGGGAGGAGCACTAATGCAACTAGTCGCCTACGGCGCACAAGACGTTTTCCTTACAGGAACACCAGAAATCACCTTCTGGAAGGTGTCGTACAGACGCCACACAAACTTCGCAATGGAATCCATTGAACAAACATTCTCAGGCCAAGCTGACTTCGGTCGTCGTGTTACCTGCTCAATCTCCAGAAACGGTGATTTAGCATACAGAACATACTTACAAGTAACTTTACCAGAAATCAACCAATCAATGGCAACATCAGGTTCAACTGGTGTTTATGCTCGTTGGTTAGATTTCCCTGGAGAACAATTGATTGCCCAAGTCGAAGTAGAAATTGGTGGTCAAAGAATCGACCGTCAATACGGTGACTGGATGCACATCTGGAACCAAATGACTCTTTCTTCTGAACAACAACGTGGATACTTCAAGATGATTGGTAACACAACCCAATTAACATACATCTGTGACCCAACTTTCGCAGCAGTCTCTGGTCCTTGTGCCTCTGCTGGTGGTCCATCCCAAGTATGTGCTCCACGTAACGCCCTTCCAGAAACAACTTTATACGTTCCTCTTCAATTCTGGTTCTGCAGAAACCCAGGTCTTGCTTTACCTTTAATCGCATTACAATACCACGATGTCAAAATCAACATTGACTTCCGTCCAATTGGTGAATGCTTATGGGCAGTCCAAAACCTTACCGCAACAAATGGTTCAACAATCTCTGTATCTGCTGCTTACCAACAATCCCTTGTTGCTGCATCTTTATACGTTGATTATATCTTCCTTGACACTGATGAACGTCGTAAAATGGCCCAAAACCCACACGAATACCTTATCGAGCAACTTCAATTTACAGGCGATGAGTCGGTGGGAAGCTCCAGTAATAAAATAAAGCTAAACTTCAACCATCCTTGCAAGGAATTAGTTTGGGTTGTTCAACCTGATGCTAACGTTGATTACTGCTCATCCTTAGAAGCTGGCTCAACACTTTTCAAGACCCTTGGTGCTCAACCATTCAACTACACTGATGCTATTGATGCTCTACCAAACGCTGTTCACGCATTCGGCGGACCAAGTGAAATTGATTCATTAATCACTGCATCTGGTCTTTTCGAAATTCCTGGTGCACCTGATGTTTCTGGTAACTTGAACGTCCTTCCTCAATCTGGTCTTTTCGGTAGTGGTGCTCTTAACACACACGCCGCATCTGGTCTTTCTGATGCTGGTACATTCGTCCTTGCCGAAACCGCACTTGATATGCATTGTTGGGGTGAAAACCCAGTTGTAACTGCTAAATTACAACTTAACGGCCAAGATCGTTTCTCTGAACGCGAAGGCTCATACTTCGATGTTGTTCAACCATTCCAACATCACACCCGTGCCCCTGACTGTGGTATCAATGTTTACTCATTTGCATTGAGACCTGAAGAGCATCAACCTTCAGGATCTTGCAACTTCTCCAGAATTGATAACGCCGTTTTACAATTGGTTTTATCATCTGGTGCCGTCGCTGGTACTGCTACATCAAAGGTCAGAGTATATGCCGTCAATTATAACGTCTTACGTGTGATGTCGGGTATGGCTGGTGTCGCTTACTCAAATTGATCGAATTATTTGTTAATAATTTGTTACCATATATCATCATACAATAAAAAATTAATTTAAATTCATAAAAAAATTTATATTAATTATTAAATAGGTTTTGCTCCGCAAGTTGTCGGAGCAAAATAGTTTGGGTTTATCTTACTTTCACAATTTAGAAAGCAATACATACAATCGCTTTTTGCTCACCCGTAAAGGTGAGCAAAGAATAGTTTATTAAAATTTTGTATGTAATGTTTTGACGTTTTTGTACTTGTAATTAAGTCTAAAAATAATTTTATTTGTATTGTCATATGTTACCATTTTTGCTTATCCTAAAGGAGAAGCAAACGTTTGTAATTTTGCTTTCGTTTTTAAAAAGCAAAAACAAATATAATAATTGTGGTTAAAATACTTAAATAATAATCTTTAGATATGTTAAGAATGTCGAAATGTTTGGCGATAGATAGATATTATGCAGGTTGTCGTAACAACAGTATATGCGAATCACGTTTTTGTAAGCTTCATCAGTATATGAATGAATATACGGCAGAAATGTTGGAAAAGTTGGAATTATGTGGTGGTTGTTTGAAATCATATTATTTTGAAGGTGAGACAAAAACGTGTGCTAAATGCATAGAACGTGGTAAAAATAATCGATTGAAAACAAAAGAATCGGTTGTGTTTTGTAATAAAGAAGGTTGCAAATTTAAACGTTCAAAAGAAAACGAGTATTGTAAATTACATCAAATATGTATATTTGAGAATGAAACAAAAGCAATGAATAAAAAATTATGTGCAAATTATATACGTGGGTGTAGAAATAAATTGGAATTAGAATATCAATATACAAAATGTGGTGAATGTTTGGAAATAGCAAGGAATAAAGATAAACAACGAAGACTAAATATAATAAATAATAAAGTCGTTACCAATAATGCTACTTGTCAAATTGTAGAAAAACCAATTTCCGAAATTAAGAGTCAAAATTGTACATCTTGTTTCCAATCATTTCCAATGGAAGCATTTATTGGTCATAAAAAACAAATTACAAAAACTTGTAAGAATTGCAGAGATAATAATAAAAAAGTAGATTCGTTAAGAGATAAAGAACATAGAAATAAATTGGCTAGAAAAAATGAGTCAAAACCTGAAAGAATTGAAGTAAAAAATCAGTGGAAAGAAAATAATTATGAGAAAGTTGCAGAATGCTGGATGAACAGCAGACAGAAAAAAATGGAAAATTTAGGTGTGGAACAATACCTAAAAGAAGGTGCAGAATATGCAAAAAAATGGAGAAATAATAACCCTGAAAAAGTTTTAGAAAATAATGAATATAAGAAAAATAGTAAGAATTTGCAATATAATGTATATTCGAGAAATGCTGCATTAAAAAATTTAGAATTTACAATTACATATGAAGAATTTGCAAATATAATCGAAAACCCGTGTTATTATTGTAATACTTTACAGACAAAAGGGTTTAATGGAATTGATAGAAAAGACCAAACAAAAGGATATATTAGAGATAATTGCGTAAGTTGTTGTAAAATGTGCAATTATATTAAGGGTTCTTTGAGCGATGATGTTTTCATCAAACGGATTATACACATACTTAAATATAATAATTTGATTACAGATGGTCATTTGTACACACATTGTTTTGCTAATCATAATCGGTGTTCTTATTTAAGATATCAGGATAGAGCATTATGCAAAAAATTCGATTTTTTATTAACTCCTAGTGATTATGAAAATATTGTAAATGGTAATTGTTATATATGTGGTAAAGAAAATGACGATTTTCATACAAATGGAATTGATAGAATTGATAGTAAAAAAGGATATATTCTAGAAAATGTAAAACCTTGTTGTGGTGAATGTAATTTTATGAAATTAGATTACGAATATAAGGATTTTATTAGCAAACTTCAAGAAATATATGAAAATCATAAACATAATGATTTATCAAACTCTATGATAGTAGAAAATAATAATAAAATCGTTAAAAATAAAAAAAAAAAAACAAAAAAAAAA